TGGGATAATACTATGTTTGAACATGAATACAATCCAGTGCACGTGCACCAAGGATCATTGTTTACAGGTTTATCTTCTGTTATGATTTTAAAATTACCTGAGTCTTATGGTGTAGAATACTCTGCAGAGGATGCACCACAAAATGGTAAATTACAAATACTGGGTTCAGCTAGTGGACACTTTGCAAATATAGATTATCAACCAGAAATTAAAGAAAGAGATTTTTATATATTTCCATATGACATGAGACATTGCGTATATCCTTTTAATGGTCCAGGATATAGAAGAACACTTGCTGCAAATATGGATGTGCAGTATGACCCAATTAAAAATAGAGGAGTAAGCTAATGTACGAAAACAGACATATATCAGAACCTAAATGGAAAAGTTGGATAGTTCAAACAACGACGCCATTGTTTACACCAGATCAATGCAGACAAATTATTGCATCCGGTAGAGCACAAAAACCACAAGAAGCTCAGGTAGGTATGGGTAAACCAGGAGGAGGAACAGATACAAAGAAAAGAGTGACTACAATTAGTTGGATACCTTTTAAAGAAATGGAACACATGTATCGAGATCTAAATAATTTTATACAAAAAGCAAATGAAAATCATTTTGGTTTTGGTGACATACAAGTAACAGAAAATGCACAGTTTACAGAATACCCTGAAGGTGGGTTTTATGATTGGCATATGGATTGTGATGTAAACATGGGACACGAACCACCTGTAAGAAAAATATCAATGACATTATTGTTAAACGACCCATCAGAGTTTCAAGGTGGGGATTTAGAACTTATGGCACCGGGTAAATTTGCAGAACTTAAACAAGGCCATGCAATTATATTTGCATCATTTTTAAACCATAGAGTTAATCCAGTAACTAAGGGAATAAGACAATCTTTAGTTTGTTGGTTTGGGGGCAAACCTTTTAGATGATAGCCGAAGGATTTTTTCCAACTCTTATATTTGCTGAAGATGTCAAACTAGATAATCAACAACTAGCTAATGATATTGTTGCTTGGTCTAAACAAGACAAAGGTGTAAAAAAAACAAATATAAATGGTTGGCATAGTCAAACTAATATGCATGAAATGCCACAATTTAAATTACTAGTAGATGAATTGTTTAAAATGCAACATCAAATATATAAAGAAGAATGGTTAGACAGACAACCAAAAATTGGTAATATGTGGGCTAACATAAATTATCCTGGTGGGTATAACAAACCACACATACATCCTAACAGTTTATATAGTGGTGTGTATTATGTAAAGACACAAGAAAACTGTGGTAAAATAATTTTATATGATCCAAGACCAGGAATACAAACCAATATGCCTACAAGAAAACCAGGTCAGCCACCAAAACATTTGTGGAGAGAAGTGCATTTAGATGCTGTTGAAAGTAGAATAATTATGTTTCCTTCTTGGTTGTGGCATAGTGTTGAACCCAACGAATCAAATGATATAAGAATATCAGTAAGTTTTAATTTTATACAAGATGGCTTTCAATAAATATCAAGTAATCAAAAAAGCAATTAGCTATGAGTTAGCTAATTTTATATTTAACTATTTTTTACTTAAACGTGATGCTGTTAAATTTATGTATGATAATAATATTACTTATGACAATGGTATGTTTGGAACATGGACCGATAAACAAATTCCAAATACATACTCACATTATGCAGATCCTGTAATGGAGACTTTGTTGGTCAAAGTATTACCTGTAATGCAGCAAGAAACTGGCCTAAACTTATGTCCTACTTATTCCTACGCTAGATTATATAAACATGGTGATGAATTAAAAAGACATAAAGATAGACCTAGTTGTGAGATATCTACTACCATAAACCTAGGAGGTGATCCTTGGCCTATCTTTATAGATGGTACAGGTGCAGATAATATAATAGATGAACAAAAAAATATACACAAACCCAACGCTCCAGAAGGCACAAAAGTCCTGCTTGAAGTAGGCGATATGCTAGTATATAGTGGGTGTGAATTAGAGCATTGGAGAGAACCTTTTAAAGGAACTACTTGCGGACAAGTGTTTCTTCATTATAACCATGTAAATGGTCCTTTTGCTGAAAAAAATAGGTTCGACAAAAGGCCGATGTTAGGTGTTCCATTAATTAGGAATACATAAATGGAGTTATATGTTACAAAAATTAGGTTTTGCACCAGGGTTCAACAAACAGGTTACAGAGACCGGGGCCGAGGGACAATGGTTTGACGGCGACAACGTTCGTTTTAGATACGGTTCTCCAGAAAAAATAGGTGGCTGGCAACAATTAGGTTCAACTAATTTAACAGGTGCTGCTAGAGCTGTTCATCATTGGGACGACAATGCTGGAATTAAATACGCAGCTATAGGCACAAACAGAATTTTATATGTTTATTCGGGTGGTACATATTACGACATACATCCTATAAGAACTACAATTACAGGAGCTAACTTTACAAGTACATCTAGTAGTCCAACAGTTACAGTAACTGTTGGTTCAAGCCATGGTTTAACAGATGATGACATTGTTTTATTTGATAGTGTAGGTGGATTAAGTGGGTCAACGTTTACAAATGCAACTTTTGAAGACGTTAAGTTTATGGTAACGTCTGTCCCAACTTCTAATACTTTTACTATTACAATGGCGTCTAATGAAACAGGCACACCTTTAAGCACTGCAGGATCTGCATCAGTTTTAATTTATGAATCTGTTGGACCTGCACAACAACTTGGGGGACTTGGTTGGGGTACAGGTTTATGGTCAGGTACTTCTCCAGGAGCAGCATCAACAACTTTAGCTACAGCATTAACAGACACCACAACAACAACTATTGTTCTTTCTAACTCAGCAGCGTTTCCATCTGCAGGTGAAATTAGAATAGGTAGTGAGGACATAAGTTTTACAAATAATAATACAAGTACAAATACATTAACTGGTGGTGCAAGAGGTGTAAATGGTACAACAAAATCAACACACAGTGGTGGGGCTACGGTTCAAAACATATCTAGTTTTACTGGTTGGGGAGATCCAAACAACAGTGACCTTACTATTGATCCAGGATTATGGATTTTAGATAACTATGGTACAACCTTAATTGCTCTTATTTACAATGGTAAATGTTTTAAATGGGATGCATCTGCGGCTAGCCCAACATCAACAAGAGCAACAGTGTTACCAAACGCTCCGACTGCATCACGTCACGTGTTAGTATCTACACCAGACAGACACTTAGTATTTTTTGGAACAGAAACAACGGTTGGAACGTCAACAACTAAAGATGATATGTTTATACGTTTTTCTTCTCAAGAAAGCATTGATCAAACTGATTCATATACAGTAAGAGCTAATAATACTGCAGGCACACAAAGACTTGCCGATGGTTCTAAAATTATGGGAGCTATTAAAGGTAGGGATGCTATCTATGTTTGGACCGATACCGCATTATTTTTAATGAAATTTGTTGGTCAACCATTCACATTCTCGTTTGAACAAGTGGGAACTAACTGTGGATTGTTTGGTAAAAATGCTTGTATAGAAGTAGACGGTACAGCTTATTGGATGTCAGAAAATGGTTTCTTCCAATACGATGGTCAATTAAGATCTATGCCTTGTCTTGTAGAAGACCATGTCTACGATGATATAAATGCTACATCTAGAGATCTTATTAATGCTGGATTAAATAATCTGTTTGGTGAAGTAAGCTGGTTTTATTGCACAGCTGCATCAGATCAAATTAACAGGGTAGTTACTTATAACTATTTAGACTCATCACCTAAACGTCCTATATGGACAACAGGTACTTTAAACAGGGCTGCTTGGCAAGACTCAGCAGTTTTTGACAGACCCCATGCAACATATTATACCGCTTCAGACAATGCATCATCAGATGTTGTTGGTAATACGGACGGACTTAGTATATATTACAACCAAGAAATTGGAACAGATCAAATTAATGCAGGTGGTGTTACCACAGCTATTATTGGATCAATTAAATCTGGTGATTTTGACATTACACAGAAAAGAAGTAACACGGGGGCTACTGTAGGTACGCCAGACATTAGAGGAGACGGTGAGTATATTATGAGAATTAGTAGATTTATACCAGACTTTATTAGTCAGACAGGAAACACTGCAATTAAATTTAAATCAAGACTGTACCCAAACAGTAGCGAAGTTACTAATAGTTTTACATGTTCATCTTCAACAACTAAAAAAGATATTAGAGTAAGAGCTAGACAAATTGCATTAGAAGTTGCTAATACAACAGCTGGTGAAGATTGGAAACTAGGTACGTTTAGATTAGATATACACCCAGGAGGAAGAAGGTAATGGCTACAGACCAGGAGATACGAGACGCAGGTTTTAAATATATTCCAAGGCAAGAATTTTTACGGAATCCTTTTGTATTACCAACAACCGATGACGGTGACGGTGACGGTGGCAGTGGCAGTGGCGGTATTGTTAATACCAATTCCTTTAATAATGCTTCAACACCTTATTCGGATCTGATGATGGGGTTCAATGATTCACTTGCTGCAAGACAGAAGAGATTAGAAAACCCAAACAAGTTTTCAGATTTTTTAGCAAAATTTGGAATGGGTAGACAACGTTCTGTAGATCAAATGATGCGAGATTCAACTGCGTATAACATGAATGAGTTAGGTCCTAGCTTTGGACAAATGCCCATAAATAATAATATGACAGGACCGGAAATACAGAACGCTATGGCAGAGTATGCAGCAGACGAAACAAGTATTGGAAATTATCCTGTGGATAATCCTTTAGACGTTAGAAAAAATATGTTTGGATTAAGTGGTATTTTATCTAGAATTCTTCCAAGTTCTTACCATGATAAATTTACAATGCCTGAACAAATATACACACAATCTAAAATGGGTTATACTGGTCCAACTGTGTTTGGAGATAATAATAGCGGTCTACAAAAAGATATATTTGGAAGAAACGTTATTTCTGGTTATGGTAAATATTCAAAAAAACAAGCAAAAGATGTTCAAAAATTAGATGACCTATTTAAGTCAACAGGTTTTACAAATAAATATGGAAACTTAAAGCTAGAAGAGGATGACGAAGGTATCTTTGGTTTTACAGGAGGCACTAAAGCACAAAGAGAACATGCAGCCAAGATGCATAAATTAAATTTAATAAGATATAATTATGATAAAAAAGGTTTAAAAGAACTAGAAGATATTAAAAATCAAACTGGTTTTACCGATATAATGGGAGCAGAAAATAAAGGAACTACTGATTATGGTATTACACAAGGGGTATCTGATGCTGATTATACTGGAGGCGGTGATATAGATAGAGCTATTGATAGAGCTAGAGAAAGAAGTGATGCTACTACACCAGATGATTTTGGACAATCAGAAGGTATGGTTGATGGTTGGGAGGATTAAATGGCAAAAATTGTACAATCATTAACTAGAGCCGAACCAGAATACAATCAAACTAACCTACAATCGTTAGTTAGGGATTTGGATGCAGTAATTACAAAATTAAACTCATCTTTCCAAGATGAAGTTAAGCAGGAGATAGAAGCTAAAAGTTTCTTTTTAGAATAATGGCAGTAGTAAACCAATATTTATTTGTAGGAATAGACAACAGCACAGCAGGAAGCGCTCTTGTTCCATTTGGAGCTAACAATCCTACAGTCAATGAAACATACATAATTAAATCATTACTTGTTACATCTGCTGGTACACCAACAGTGACTGTTACAAACAACAGTATCACAGCAATTAAATCAGCACAATTAACAGCAAACACAACATTAGAATTATTAACCCAGCCAATGATTGTAGTAGGGGGTACATCATTTACAGTACAATCTAGCACAACAGATTCGTTTGATGTAGCGATAAGTTATTTAAATATATTAAAGGAGAAAACGGACTAATGGATACATATTTAGCAACAGTAGAAGAGACTTACAGACACAAGGAAACAGGTGAGGTTTTTAAGGAAAGAAAAGACTGGGAAGCTAAGGGTTATAAACCAGAAGAGATGGCACAGGATGTAAAAGTTATCATGCCGCCTCTTGATTTGTTTAGTAAAACCAAGTAAACATAGGAATTAAGGTAAATTTATGGCAATATCTAACATGCAACAACCACAACAGATACAGGGCGGACTAGGTTCTTTACAGGATCCTAGACAAGGTTATTTCTTAGGTAAACTTGTTAAGAAAGCTAAACGTGCTGTAAAGAAAGTTGTTAAAAGTCCTATAGGTAAACTAGCTTTACTAGCTGGTGGTGGTTATATGTTAGGCGGAGGCTTAGGTGCTGGAGGATTTAAATTTGGTACACTGGGATCAAGATTAGGTTTAGGTAGTATGCAAGGTGGTAAATTTGCTTTTGATGGACCTTTAGCTGGTTTAGTAGCTAAAGATGGTAAGTTTAATTTAGGTAGAGCAGCATTTACAGGTTTAGGTGCAGCGTCCTTAGCCGCCCCATTTTTAATGGGTGGTGATGATGAAGAGGAAGAAGTAGATGTTATGGATCCAAGATACCAAGTTCAACGTGCAAGAAATTATTACAGCGGTGCAGGTGATGCAGGCGCTGGTTTAGATTTTATGCCACAAAAAAAATATGTGATGCAAAATTTTTATGCAGCTGATGGTGGTCGTGCAGGTTATGCTGACGGCATGTTAGTAGATGAAGACGATGAAGAAGAATACATTAGATCAGGTGCGGGCCTGTCTAGAAGACAGCCAAAAACATTTTTAAACATGGGGGGTGGTGCAGGAGAAGCACAAGCCGAACAAATGTTAATGATGGAATATGTTAAGTACAAAAACAAAGGTGGTAATTTATCTTTTGAACAATTTGTAAAAGCAGTCATGCAATCACAGCAACAACCAGAAGGTGCAGGTATGGAACAACCACAACCGGTTATGATGGCAGCTGATGGTGGTAGAATAGGTTACGCAGGTGGACAACTAGTGGGTCCTAGTGGTGATGGTTCAAGACCTGGTTATTCAGGTAAAACTGTTTTTGGAGA